GGTGTGGCTGCTGACGCGAGCGGTAATGTGTTTGTGGCGGACACGAGCAACCATCTCATTCGGAAAATAACCTCTGGAGGTGTTGTTACGACTCTTGCGGGGAGCGGGAACGCAGGGCCTAATGACGGCACGGGTGTAGCTGCTTCTTTTTACTCTCCTGTTGGCGTAGTCGTTGATGCGAGCGGCAACGTATTTGTCGGAGATGAGGGGAACTACCGTATTAGAAAAGTGACAGCGGATGGAGTAGTCACTACGATTGCGGGGAGCTCGGCCGGATTTGAAAATGGCGCTAGTAATACCGCCAAGTTTGAAAATCCTAGCGGCGTCACTGTCGACCTGAGCGGGAATGTTTACGTGGCTGACTCGAACAACCAGCGCATCCGAAAACTCACGCTCGGATCCAGAACGAGATGGCAATACGTCACCGCACAAACAAGTGGTGCAAAACAAGTAGCATCTTTAGCATCACTTGATGGACGCACCTGGACGAGTGCAGTAATTCGGATTTCAGGTGGAGAAAATATATATGGAATTGTGTGTGGTCCTACAGGAGCCTATGTTGCGGTTTCCACTTCATCAGCAAACGATACAATATTTTTTGTAAGCAATGACGATGCGCAAACATGGACCGAAATAACAGGGCCTATTCCAGGACTCCTCCGTGGAATCACATATGGGCCCACAGGGGGTTACGTGGCTGTTGGATTCGATTTGGAGAATCCCCCGAATCCTTTGTGTCTAAGAAGTCCCGATGGAGTAACATGGACGGGTGGGACAGGTCCCACTCAAGGAATCCTATATGGAGTCGCATACGGTCCTACAGGAGGCTACGTGGCTGTTGGAACCGATCCATCCGATATCGCTCTTATTTTAAATAGTTCTGATGGCCTAACATGGACGGGTGGAACCGGATTCGGTCCAGGAACCCTCTATGGAATCACATGTGGGCCTACAGGGGGCTACGTTGCTGTTGGAAGCGACGGGGGGTCTCCATCAAATACCCTATATCTAAGAAGTCCTGATGCGCTCAGCTGGACGGGCGGAACGGGCCCTATTCAAGGAACTCTCTATGGAATCACCTATGGTCCTACAGGAACTTACACTGCGGTCGGTACAGATTCTTCCGATGCAAATACCATATATTTAACAAGTCCTGAGGGCGAAACATGGACGGGCAGCGCATATATGGGAGGCTTTATAAACACGTATGACACGTCCATTACCATTGATAGCCTCGTAGATAATAATGGATATCCGGGCGGAGCAGGGGAGTTTCTTACAGCGGGGCCGACAGGTGGAGGGCTCTTATGGACTGCTGCTCCAGAAGGGGCGAGTTCAACCGTGAGCGAAAATTTCATAGTGGCTGGAGGTCAAGGAGCAAATCGTCTTGCATATTCGTCTGACGGAAATACATGGACTGCATCCGCTTCTGGAAGTGCTGTATTTACTAACGAATGTTATGCGGTTGCGTGGAATGGAACTATATGGGTCGCTGGAGGGGCAGGAACAAATCAACTAGCGTATTCATCTGACGGGATCAATTGGACTGCGTCCGCTTCTGGAAATGCTGTATTTACCTCCAATGTTAGTGCAGTCGCATGGAATGGAACTCTATGGGTCGCTGGAGGGGCAGGGACAAATAACTTAGGATATTCGTCTGACGGAATCACGTGGACTGCGTCCGCTAATGGAAATTCTGTGTTTACAAGTTCTGTTGCTGCGGTCGCATGGAATGGAATACGATGGGTCGCTGGAGGTTATGGAACAAATAAACTTGGATATTCGTCCGATGGGATCATCTGGAATGCGTCCGCTTCTGGAACTGCGCTGTTTACGAGCTATTGTTTGGCTGTTGCGTGGAATGGAATACGGTGGGTCGCTGGAGGGGGGGGAACAAATACACTTGCGTATTCGTCTGACGGAATTACATGGACTGCGTCCGCTTCTGGAACGGCGTTGTTTACGAACTACTGTTATGCGGTCGCATGGAATGGAAGTCTATGGGTCGCTGGAGGACTAGGATCAAATACACTTGCGTATTCGTCCGACGGAATTACATGGACTGCGTCCGCTAATGGAAATGGCGTGTTTACTACCCAATGTTTGGCTGTTGCGTGGAATGGAATACGATGGGTCGCTGGAGGTAATGGAACAACTACAAATGCGTATTCGTCTGATGGGATCAATTGGACTGCGTCTGCTTCCGGAAATGCTGTGTTTGGAAGCTACTGTTTTGCCGCCGCATCACGTCGTGTATTGCCTTATATAGGAACAACACCTGTTAATGCGGCACCCTTTGTAGGCCCCACAGGCTCCATCCTATTCTCGCCCAGCGGCACAGGCCCCACAGGCTCAACCGGCCTGACCTATAAAGAAGGCCCCACAGGCCCCGTCCTAACCCTCAAAGGCGACCTGATTCCCTCCGAACATGACGTCTACAGCCTCGGCTCCACAGGCACGAGATGGCAAGATATTTATGTCTCCACCGGCTCCATCCATATCGGCGCAGCCACTCTCTCCGCCACAGGATCGGCCATCATCTTCAACGGCGACCTCATACCTGCGACGACAAACGTATTTTCCGTAGGAAACGCCGACAATCTCCTGAAATCCATGCACATTGGACCCGGCACCGTCTTCATTGGACCCACAGGGACACTCGGCAACGACGACAACGGCATCATTTATAGCCAATACGGCTTCGCAGCGCCCACACTCGCTCTCGGTGCGTCCATTCCTGGCGCAACGGGCGTTGTGGAAGGCGGCGTGCGCCTGACTCTGACGGGGGCCACCGGTCCCATCCAATTCCAACACATCGGCACCGGCGGAGTAGCGAATGGCCCCGTCTATACGCTACTGACATCCGATACACAGAACACGGGACCTACGGGACCAACAGGGCCCGTGGGAGCGAACGGCATCAGTAGTGGTCTCGTCATATTCTTAGATTCCGCAGGAGGCACCGCTCCCCAGACAGGCACCGCATCCACAACTCCAAATACTGCGACCCAAGTCACCATTTTCTCCGGAAACCATTCATCTTCCGCAACTCCCGTTCTCATGGGGACCTTCGTCAGCGATGCGTCTATCGCATTCCTCTCCACAGTCATCGTAGGGGGATACTGGGATTTCAACATATACTTTTCTAATGCTACTACGGCGAATGTAACATTCTATGGCGACGTCTATTACGTAGATGCGGATGGCTCCAGCAATCCCGTCTTGATCGCAACCGGTACGAACGCAAACGCCGTGTCCGTTACACAGAGTGTGCAAGCAGTATATACATATTCCCTATTAGTGCCCGCAACTACATTACCTGATTTGACGAAACGTATCCGTATGAGAGTCTATTGCTTATTTTCAGGGAACGGAAACAACCAACATGCCTATATGGAATTGCGCAATGGAACCGTTTCACACGTCCACACGACCCTCTTGGCGAATTTACAGGGTTCCACTGGTCCTACTGGCCCAGCAGCGGCGGATGCCGGCGCCTGGACCACTTACACCCCCACATGGACCGCATCCACGACGAATCCGAGTCTTGAAGACGGTACACTCACAGGCCGCTATAAGGCCATCGGCAAAACCGTCTTCGTAAAAATACACATGCAGGCAGGCTCGTCCACCACATTTGGTTCCGGACACTGGAAGTTCTCCTTACCCGTAGCAGCCCATTCTGGAAACTCGGCTATTCTGTCGGCAACCTTTTTGGACAACGGGACACAGTGGTACACTGCTCTAGCAACGAGCGAATATGACAGCAATACAGCGTATGTTGTGCCTATTACGGCGGCATCTGGCCCCGCCGGCCCTACCACACCTTTCACATGGGCGGCAACCGACTTGCTCACGATATGCGGCTCGTATGAATCCGCTTAACGGCACTAGACGCTATAAAAGCGGCGGCTAAAGAGCTCCCGCTTTTATATCAATAATCAATTAGTATGACGAAGAATCTCAAAAAGAAGATCATTAAGAAGCCGCTCCGAGGCGGCCAAGTATCCGTCCTACCGACTCCCGCAGAAGTCCACGTCTACGTCAATTTACTTGTGTCCGGTACGACGATCACGATTAAAAATATAACGAACCCTCTTATCACGTCCGTACCAACGGGCATTCCTGGCACACTGATCCTAAACATTGACCCTACACTCATCACTCTCAAAGATTATACGATCTTCGGATATAAAGAGACAAGCAACGCATGGACGGAAATTCCGAGAGCGAATATCGATATGGGCGGGAATTCCGTCAGTTTATACGGAACGATGGAAAATATGAAGGTCCCCGTGCGAAAGGGGAGGGGCGCGACCCAACAGGCCTCCAGAGAAATCGCCGTTCCAACATCGGCCATCGGAAATATTCTCCAGTTCAACAATATTTCGGACTCCGTGTTTGATTTCAAGGCGGCAGTCTCACAGACAAACGGGGCCAACGTCTACGTGCAACTCGTCTTCTTGAAGGCGGGGGCGGCCCTAAAGTCCGATGCGACGCAGTGGGATCCGACAAGCATTCCTGGACTCAATCTCTGGCTCGACGCCACACAGCCCGGTAATAATACCATGGTCCCGAATACTCTCTTTCCTGTAGAATCCTGGATAGACAAATCCGGACAGAAAAACCACGCGAAAAGCTCGACAGCGGCCCCCACCTACACAACAGGAAATGAGAAACCGGCCCTGTATTTCGCAGGTGCAGGAACAATGACAGGCTCGCTCAAGATTACGGATCAGAAATACACTGTGTTTACTGTGACCTCGCCACAAATAACTACAGGAGTTACACCAACAAACATTGTGACACTGGGCTCGACAAATCCTGTAAACATACAATACACGCCCTCTTCAACAACAGAATATACGATCGTTACCGTTCCTACTACGTCGATTAATAATGCGATTCAAATAAGTCCTACAAATGTTTCTATGTGGAATCTTCAAGGAATACGAGGAATGGCATTTGACCCCGTTAAAAACGTGATGTATCTCGTGGATACTTTGCAGGGTCGTGTCTTTTCTCTAAATCTGACGACGAACGAAATAAGTGTCCTTGCGGGTACGATACTAAGTGGGAGAAATGACAATGACACGAGTAATCTAGGCTATGACGGCCGATTTTTCTTTTCAGGGTGGTCTGGTAGTATACTTTTCTGCAGCTTTGATCCCGATTCTGGATTCTTATATATAAGCGAACGCGGGAATAACCAAGGTGCGACCACCTGTCGCACCATAAATACGCTTACTGGCGAAATGGCTACATTGAAAGACGGAAATACCGGGAATAATAGGGGTTTCAGTAACCCTATGGGTAATACAATAATAACTCTATACGGTACGAAGTATTTCGTTATAAACAGTGCTGTTCCAGGCGGCCAGATGGGTCTTATACGATTTGCACTGAATCCGAGTGTTCCGTTCATGACGACGACGTCGTATGATTATTTCCCCTATATGGATGGAAGTTATAACTGGTTACCAGGCGGTTCCACCGATGGAACGTATCATACGGCACGCCCAGGAAATCCCAATTACGGAAATGCTATGGTATCCGATATATACGGCAATATATATTTCGTAGACGGCAATCTGATCCGTATGATCGCAGCGGAGGACCCGACGAAAGTAGTTGGAACGTATCAAGGCTCCATTTCCGATACTACACTTACACTCACGAGTGCCGTCGCCATTCCAGTAGGTTCGCCCATTACAGGGACGGGCATTTTGCCTGGTACGTTTATTGTACCCAGGATTGCAACAGTTACTTACGCATTAACACCAAGCACGACCTATACGATAAATATATCACAGACGGTCGCACAGACAGCCATAAACGTCGGAAGGACCCACGTACTGATTACAATTGCGGGGGACACCTCGACGTCCTTTATTGGAAAGACTGGTGAAGCTGGAAATCGATACGGCCCTCCTTCCACCAATGCTCGATTAACTAATCCGAATTTTATTGCCCCAGTGGTTAATCCTGGTGGATGGCTCACCTTTATTTCTGCAGGAGATGCCTCTAAAGGTATCCTTGGTAGAACATACCTTCCAGGCGAGGCAAATCAATTCAGGCCAGAGTGGTCGTGGGTAGTTGGAAATCTTCCTCGTTCTACAACTACAGCCGAAACTAGACTACCGACATTTGTTGAGCCACGTTGTACGATAACTTATGGTTCAGGTTGGGGTATTACAGTAGATGCCGGCAATAACTGTATTTTTTATAATTTGATACAGACAGGGTGGGGAGGTCCCGTATATCTAATGGCTGGAGGCGGAGAAGCAACCACCACTGCTGTTCCACAAACTGGTATTGCTGGATACCGTGATGGACCCTGTGCAATAGGCACGGACCACTATTTAAATGCCGTTAAAACGAATGTAGTATTATTTAATAGTCCGTCAACTATAGTTATTCATAGACTTCCAGATAGATATGATGAAAGTGGCCCCTATTATCTTACCGATACTGGAAATCACTCGATACGAAGACGGGATGGTAATATATTAGGTGGAGCTATTTTTGGTACTATTTGGCATACGATCGCAGGCGCACCACCGCCCACCGCAACCGCCGGTTTTGCCGATGGAGATGGGCCTAATGCCCGCTTCCGAAATCCGTATGGAATTGTTTTCTCGGCGGCAAGCAACCTAACGCAAGGTGGTATAGACCAGTACCTACTTGTATCGGATTCGGGCAATAATTGTATTCGTAAAATAACGCCGAAGCAAACTGGTAATCCAAATCCGGCTGGAGACTTCAGGCCAACACTTCTTCCATACAGGACCGCAAAATTCATAGGGAGTGTTTCACAAACAACACTTACCGTGAATGTGATGATACCTGGAAGTTTGCCTTTAGAGGTTGGGATGTTAATTGATGTGCCTTCGGGAGGATCGATTGTAAACCAGCTCACGGGTACAGCTGTATTTGTCGGCAGTATAACGGGTACAACTCTGACTGTTACAGCTGTAACTTCCGGGACAATTATTCTGAACACACGAATTAATACTACAGCCGGTGGTACTATAACGGCGCAGACTGCTGGCACCCCTCCTGGCGGACCCGGTACATATACTATCAGCATTTCACAGACAGTCGCCTCCCCCGGAATAACAATAATTGCTTCAGGCGGTGTAGGAACGTACACCGTTTCCAACTCACAGGATCCCGCAACAAATACGCAGCCCACATTCGAATTCACAGCTGCTGTGTCAGGCGGCACTCTCACTCTCAACTCTACAACAACAACAGTCCCGCTTCCGAATCTACCTACTAGTTCAGCAGGCCTATACCTAAAATCAACAGGTGCAAAATTCGCTGTAATAACAGGTAAAACTTCAAATACAGTCTATCAATTATACAATTGGGAAAATCGTACATACCCAGCTGGAACAGCCTTTTTCGCGGCATCTAGAGAATGCTCGGCAAGCTTTCAATGGCCGAACATAGAGACTACATGGGCTGTAACGACATTTGCGGGGCCTAGACCCACAGACGGTATAACAGCGGGGGAGGCGGGAGTGGCGACTGGGCCGCCGCAAAGGGGCTCATTGATACGATTCAATAATCCAACAGCTATAATTGGTGGTGGGGTAACTCTGTACGTGGCGGACACAGGTAATAACGCAATTCGTCGAATCGATATGAGTATCAATTTTATCGGCTCGATTTCAGGCACCACGCTCAACGTAACTACTAATCCAACTCCGGTTGGAGCAGTAATACGAAATGGGATGTTTATTTCCGGAACGGGAGTCGCAGCAGGTACCCAAATAGTATCATTTAATTCGAGCGGCGGCTACGAAGGATATTGGGGCAACTACACTGTAAATATTTCACAGACTGTCGCGGCAAACACGACGTTTACGACAGAGATGATGGCGACTACATTGCCTATACCCGGATTAAACGGACCGAAAGGCCTGCTTATAAACAACGCCGACCTTTTTATCGCCGATACGGGAAACCACGTAATAAAAAAGGCGACTTTGGCGAATGTCAATAAGGGGATCCCTGCTGCAGCGGGAGCAGGAGGAAATCCAGGATCAGCCGACGGTATAGGGGATGCAGCCTCCTTTAATGGTCCTTTAGCACTATCGATTGATAAGACTGGCACACTCTATATACTCGACGGAGACGCAACGAATAAACACAAACTCCGTATCATGACGCCGAGCACCTTTCCCCCTGTGATTCGTAACGATCTGACCGGACCCATATATACAGATACAACGTGGACGGTTCGTACGAACGATTTATATGAAAATGGGGTAATCAGGCCAGACACAGCCCCCTTAAATTCCTTTGTAACGTCTACAGATTCGGCGGGCAATATCTATTTCGTGGACGGGACCACCGTGAAGAAAATCGTGAAACGGCGTGACGTGACGCTTGGGACGAATTATACGAGCAGCAGCAGCACCACAAAAACAATCACAACGATCACTAAGCTCCCTATAAACGGAGTGGATCCCGTCTATGCCCCAATCATCACGAGCACATCGGCAAGTTCCACGAACATGTGTCAACTTATCAACGGTACAAATGTTTATACACCAACTACTTTTACAGGGACAATATCCCTCATAGACAATACGTTCATGTTATGTGACGCCGGCAGATATTTCGACGGGGTCGTGTGGAATAATACGCCCACACCAACTAGGCTTCCAGGAAATGTAAAAACCTATGCATACAATGGAACTAGATGGGTGGTTGGCGGAAACGGGACGACCTCGCTCGCGTACAGTGATAACGGAGTTTCCTGGACGATTTCCACCACTGGAAACGCCATATTTTCCAGTTGCGATCAGATACGCTGGGGTAAAGATAAGTTTGTGGCCGTAGGAGTACCGTTAACAGGAAAGCAGCCCGTCGCATATTCCGCCGATGGAATCACATGGACGGAAGCCCCTGGCACGAGAACTCTTCTTGCCTCGTGGGGAAGAGCTGTTGGGTATAATGGAACGGACAAATGGCTCGTTTCTGGATATAATGTAACAACCTTTTTTCGTCTTATACAATCGACAGACGGCATAAGCTGGACGAACGCCGTGACTACAACTGCTCTTGCGCAAGTTGAACTGCTAAACTTTATGAACGGTAGATGGTTTTGGTGTGGAAGTCGAGGAGGTGGCGGCCAGACGACCCCGGATCCGAATACAATCTCCTATTCTACGGATGGAATAACATGGACTCCAGCGAGCACGGCAGCAAGTGAAATGCGAGACTCCCAATATGCATGCGGTGTCTACGCAATAGGATCAAATGCGACAATGATGATTGCGGGGGGTTACGGTACAAATAGTCTTGTGTATTCAACGGACGGCGGAACCACATGGCAAAAATATACGAATCTACGTGCGACTTTCGATGGGACAAACTGGAATAATATGGGATCTTCACTTGGATACGTAAGAAATATTTGCTGGGATAATGATAATAAAATTTGGCACATTTTGTCCGACCCATCATGGTACTTTCAATCGAGGGATGGATTTTCATGGAATAATATCTCAATTAATTCATTCACTACTCTACCCACACAGGCGGGGCCACAGTATTTTGTAATGCCTCGCAGCACATTCCCTAGCAGTAATACGGCAGCGCCTATAACAGTCCTCAATGTCTCCGCCGTAACATCCGGCACTCTATCGGTCGGCATGTCTATAAACACTCTGAAAGGGGGAAAAATCTCGGCGCTCCTAACGGGCACGGGGGGTATAGGGATGTATCTCTTAGACACCCCACAAAGAATCGGTTTGCCCACCCTCATCCAAGGAATCCCCGCCACCGCCTCTACGCCAACCTGTGATCCTGCTGCCCCTGCGAACACACAACTTACCACCTACAGTGTAGCCCCCGCCAATTTCAGAGGGTACGTCCACGAGATCCTCGTTTATACACGGACCCTTGAAGAGCCACAAAGACAGCTCGTCGAAGGCTATCTTGCCTCTAAATGGGGTATTTCCCTCACGAGAAATCACCCCTATACGCTGAAGGGGCCCACGCTTACAGGTGACACTGCTCCTAGCGCAATTACCTCCGTTACTATCGCAAACGTATCAAGCAAATCTATAACGTTCGCGTGGGAAGGGGGCAATTATGCTACCGCATACAAGTACTATGTATATATAGGGACCTACAGTGCCACGACGACTCTCGCTGTAGAGCCGAGCACAGATAATGGTCTACAATCCAATAGTGTCCTATTCAAGTGGCCCAGTATAGCGAGAGGCTGCCCGTTCAAATTGCGAATTGTCGCAACAAATCCCAGAGGCTCCGTGAGTTCCGCGGAGTTCCCTTTTAGTCTGCCGGCCCCTACAGGCACTATATTCACGATCGCAGGAAACGGAATTAGAAGCCCACAATGGAATGCGATATCCACCTTTCCTATAAATAATAATAATTCCGCCGGCTACAGCACCTATTTAACTACAGCAAAGTTCATGGCGTGTATTACTGCGAGTACCCTGACTGTAAGAGCGATGGTACCCCCTGCAAACCCGTTTGCGTCCGGAACAGTCAAGGCTGGTATGGTACTACAAATTCCAGACGGGTCGACGATTATTCCGCCGATGAGTGGTTCCACGGCCTATTATGGAACCATGGCTAACTATGGAGGGGTAGGTAATTATAACCTGAATAATCCGATGTATATGACATTGCCTCAACAAATTACCGCCACGATGATTTGCGATAGCGCTGTAGTGCCTGGCCCCGTACAGACATATTATTCGAATTGTCACCTATCCGTCCCGTACTCCATATGTGCTTCCCAGGATGGAAATATTCTGTACGTATACGATTCTCAGAATAACCGAATCGTGAAAATCACGAAGATCGTACGGCCCTACGGAACGTTCTGGGAAATTCTTCCGTGGATGGGTGGTGGTGCGTCCTTGACTGGGGCCGGCACAGCGGCACTTACAGACGGCGGAGCGAATACCTTGGTGGTCCCTACAGCTACAAACTTCCCTGCTACCGGTGGCCCAGCAGACACGTATACGCCGATAACGATTTCTGCTGCTGGAACAGCCCGGTTCAGTGGTTTCGCTAGCGCTTGGCCCAACTATACGAGCAGTTGCGATATGTGCCGGTCGCTCGACGGAAAACGGATCTACGTTCTCAACCGAGATGGGAGTAACAATACCGCATTTCGCCTCATAAACGTAGAGGCCGGTACAGTCACCACGTTCCGCACTACAGCAGGAACCGGTGCAGCTCCCGCACTCAACCAGTCCGAGCCATTTAGTAGCTCCAGATGGAATAATCCTGAAAGATGGGCCCTGTCCCCCGATGGGACAATCTTATACGTCTTGGACGCCTCTAATTGCCTACGGACCATTAGTCCGATTGATCTTGTAACATACCTACCCACTGATGCCGCCACCGTCACAACGATTATTAATAATACACAGTTCACAGGTGTCAAGGCGCTCACCGTGAGTAAATCGGGCCTCGTTTATGCCGTAAACAGTGACGGGAGATTAGTCCGATACTCACCAGCGGACAAAAGCGTCGTTACGCTCCAGCTACCTATCACGGACGTAAGAGGAATCGCCATTTCCCCGGATGAAAATACCCTCTACATTTCCGACAGGACCAATAACAGACTTCTATATATGCCAAACGTGAAGTCGTTTAATAATGTCGTCCTACTGAACCTGTGTGGTACAAATCAAGAGATTTCCGGCGGAGATAATGGGGGACTTATGACCAACAATAATGGTTACATAAATGCGGTCAAAGACGGCCACCCCTCTCTCGCCCAGATATACAACCTTGATTTGAATGCCCTCACGATAAGCGATGACGGCAAATACTTATACGTCTGCTGCACGGAAGCCTCTCTTGTCCGTATCGTTACGCTTACACAACAGGACGTGTTGCCAATGTTTTCTCATCTGGTTCCCGGTGTCACGTTTAGCCCGTGATTCTCGCGCGAACCGCGATCGATCAAAACACGAAATCAAAGATCGCCTGATCGTTGATTTCTAGTTTTTTCGCAGATGCTACTCAACAAAAGAGCGGATACACTTTCACCGATGCGTCCACGGCCTCCTTCCAAATGTACTGTTTAAATATCGGCTTCGGGACCTGCTCCGCAGGGACGGCCACATGTACCCACTCCGCAATATGCTTATAGAGATCGAAATCAGGGAAACGCTCCGATTCGTCCGGGTTTATGAAAATGTTTTTCCCCTTATCATCAATCATAAACGACCACAGCAGATTATACAGCTCGGACACGGTCTCTCTCACTACGAGCCCCTTCTCCTTGCTTAAAATGGCCCCATCCTCAATCTCATCCGGCTTCATAGAAAACAGACTATCCAATAGACTCACCGCCAACCTACACAAATCAAACGACGGATTGGGCGGCACCTCCTTATCAAAGTCGCTCGTCAACGGATGGAACGCATACTGCTCTCCGGCGTCATTATCCTCCTTGAAATCGTCACTTATATACATGGAAGAGTTGATCGTATAAATCGCCCTCCCGAAATCAATGATCTTGAATACTTTTCCGAAGGTGGGAATGCGGTACACTGCTCCAGCACCCGTCTTATAGTACAAGAATTCCTGCTCCGTCTTTTCCCATACAATATTGTTTGTGTGTAAATCATTGTGGGTGAATCCGATGATCTTCTGCGCACACGCGAGTCCCGCCACAATCTGAAACAGCCACGCAGTCCACGCCATCTCCCACTCAACCATTCCCGGATGCGCCCCCACTTCCTGAAAGTTCGTCAAGAGATCTTCCATCGTCCCCGCATTCTTTTCGGTGAATATCAACATCACGGGGTACTCGGAGAATTCGGCGTATATCTCATATGACTCCAGAATATCATTCAAGTCGCTATCATCCGTTGAGGCGGACTTGTCATCCTCGTCCTCAACATAAGAAACGTCGCTCATGGAATCCGCCGAGCGCAGGGACTCCTCGCGAACCTCGGAATCATCCAAGACGATATTCTCCAGCTCCTCCTCTGACGACGCCGTCGACATCTCGGTAGAACAGTCCGAGTTCACGAACCGCTGGTTGATCGTCTGTATTACCTCATCCGGCACGGCCTCCCCCGGATTCCTCTTGTTCTTTACGACCAACTTGAATAACTTCTTGTCATACCCTTTCCAGAACCACCGATCATTCCGGTAACTGCAGAAATCGTCCGTCAACCTGTACGTATACTTCGCAGCATTCGCGCAAAATGCCCCATAGAACCGATTGAAGTGGGGTGTAACACCCTCCTCAAAGAGGCGCCCGAGAGCATAGGAAGCCACTGCCTCTACGTATGCCTGGTTTGATACGTCCTGGATTTTGTTAGAGGCCTTCGACCAGGTGGCCTGATCGCCCGGTAATCCCACAATCTTCGGAAGAGAATACTCGCCACGAATCCAGTGAACGGGGTCCAGCAAATGCGTCACTTTCAAATACACATCACGCCCTTCTATGGCCGAAGAGACTCCGGTATTCGGCTGGATACGGACGGAACAGACACCCCGTTCACCGGAAAGATCCACCGCCGCAATTCTCCACGCATGGTCCATCCAAACCTCCTGCGCGATATTATGAATCTCTGGGTTTAGTTGCGTCAGCGTCGGGAAGAACGTCTGGACGCCCGAGTAGCCTCGTACATTCAGCATAGCCTCAGGTAGAGCCCCCAAAGTAAACGACGGCGTCTTTATTTGGACGCCCCGGAGATAATTCATTCCACTTCTTACAGATATAAAGAAGGTAGTCCAAGTTTAAAAACGCGAAAAATTTACTTTCTGCTATGTAGTCAAATGGCCGCCACGAGTCACGTGAATTTCAACATTAAGCGATTCGATATGAAGCGGATTCCCCAGGATGCCGTAGTGATTTTCATCGGGCGCCGTAGAACGGGCAAATCCACTCTTGTTCGGGATCTCCTCTTTCACCACCAGGACATGCCGCTCGGGACCGTTATCAGCGGCACGGAGGAGTCCAACTCCTTCTACGGAAAAATGATTCCGCCGCTTTTCATTCACGGCGAGTTCAATCCGATCATTCTGTCGAATTTCGTGAAACGCCAGAAACTCATCATGGCGAAAATTCAGAAGGACCTGCAAATGCAAGTGAAGAGCCGGGTAGATCCCCGGTCATTTATGATTCTGGACGACTGCATGTACGACGACAGCTGGACTCACGACAAGAACATTCGCTACCTTTTCATGAACGGGCGGTGGCTGAAGGCGTTCTTCTTGATTACTATGCAGTACCCTCTCGGTATCCAGCCGGCCCTCCGTACCAATGTGGACTACGTGTTCATTCTCCGTGAACCGTATCTCAACAATCGGAAACGTATCTATGACAATTATGCCTCCGCCTTCCCCTCCTTTGAATTCTTCTGCCAGATCATGGACCAGTGCACGCAGAATTACGAGTGTCTTGTGATTGACAATACGAGCCAGTCGGCGAAGCTGGAGGACTGTATTTTCTGGTATAAAGCCGACGTGCACTCAGACTTCCGTATTGGGGCGCCGGAATTCTGGCAACACTCGGCCTCTTATTACCAGGCCAAAGAGGACGAGATGAACCCGTATGACCCGAATGCTGCGAAGCGACTGAAAGGACCGACAATTAATGTTCGCAAGAACTAGTAGTGGATCACGATGAATTCAAAAGGTGTGCAGTTATTGTCTATTGCTCTCATTGCTATTGGATTACTTATAGCAGATCGCTATTTGCGTATTCAGCCAATGCTCTACGAAAATGTGACATCGGTGGAAGGATTCCAGATGCCGATTCTAACTGGGGGTCGTGCTCGTGCATGCGGTGTTGATCTAGAGTCCTGTCCGGACGGTACGAAGTGTGGAAATGGGCTCTGTATTAATACGGATGCGCGGCCACTGGAGGAGAAGTATCCTTTGCCGGTTCTCCCTGTGCGCATATAAAATGCGTCAGCAAAATAGGATGCGCTCGAAGCTGCGTGCGCCAAAAACTATATGGATTATATTAAGTTTTGCCATTTTGACCATGATATTCGCGAGCTGTATGCAGAGATCTCCGGAAGGATTTCAGGTGATTATGTCAGTCTCGCCAGACTACTACAGGACCATCGGCGCTCCGGCGGAGGAATCTCCCGAATACCAGCAGGAACAGCAATTCAATATGGCGATGATGGCTGATGCTGCAGTTATGAAAACCAACAATAAAGAGGTGAAGTTGGGCGCATACGCGATGCGACTAGCCGGCAGTAAGAGATAAAAACTCTCTAGATATTATAGAATGCGTTCAAAGCTAGGAAAAATTACTAAAATAGTCCCGTCCACTGTCGGTATCCTCGCTATAATTGTTGTTGTGTTCCTTGTGCTGATGCCGTACATCCGTAATCTGTTCGCGCCCATGTTTCCGGAAGGATTCCGGAATGTAGATTGCAAGGGAGTCACATGCGGGGAGGGGGAGTTCTGCATGGACAATGTGTGCCACCCGGTGAGCGCGCCTAAGACCTCTACTTGCACCCAGAATGTGCCTACAAATAGCTCTATTGCGCCTGTAGCTAAATAAATCATTTCATCAATCAATGTCATTTTTGATAGGGGCGTGGGCGCCACTATCAAAAATGTTTAACGAGCCGTAAGGCGCGCAGTTTTGATAGGGGCGTATGCGCCACTATCAAAAATGTTTAACGAGCCGTAAGGCGCTAAACCGCTAAGCTAACCCCTTACTCCTTCTTCTCCATCTTCCGGGCCATCGCCAGATCCGCCGGGCCAGAGTTCGAAAACATTCCGGCCGTCTGCTCCGACACCGTATTCTCCTCCGACTCGCTAGGCATTACACTCACAGACGCCTTCTTCCCGGAACCAACCATCTTCGTACGCTTCTCGCGCTCGTACAAGTCCTTCGCCTCCTCGTTCTCCTTGTACTTCTTCATCAACGTATTCAGCTCCTCCTCCGCGTATTCCTGCTCCTTCACCTGAGACGGCTCCGGATCCCAAGGAAGCCACTTCCCCACCTCGCCCACGAAGATATTGTGGTTCGCATCGAGGCGCTGCAGCTTCTTCGAACGCGCCACGGCCTCCTCCTTCGTGGAATACGTCCCGCGAACCTTGAGTCCCCGGACAGTTGTCCGGAATTCATTCAGGGCGTAAAACTTGTCCTCCAGCGCCTGGCGATTCTTATACATGAACTCGTCGTACATCTCCTTCAGCACAGACTCCTTCAGATCCTTCTTCGTGCTCTCCACGTGGTTCTGGAAAGACTCCATAAGCAGGTCCATACGCACACGCGAATCCCGCAGCGTCTGCGCCACTCCACTCAGATCCTTCAGCTCCGCCTCGTCCGCCTCCTTATTGAGCTTGTCGTTCACACCCTTTACGGTGTTCATCATGAACGACTCGAACGTCTTGAGGCGCATGTTGAATTCAAAATCGCCCAGAAAGGCATTGAAGAAATAGGTGTCCTTCTTGGCGAGAACGTTCTCCGGACTCAAGAAACTCAGCAGGCAGAAGTTTTGGCCGGAAACAGGAGCATCCTCCGTCAAGAAATCTTCGCGGTCCTCTGATGCCATTTGTATATTTACATCTCGGAAAGAATGGTTTAAGTAGAAACGCGCCGTTTTTTTCTCCGTAAAGAATATAATGGACTCTACTTCTGAAATCATAAACCGCTGCATCAAGTACCTTGTGGAGGGTCTCTTCGTGGCGGTGGCTGCGATTTTCATCCCTAAGCGCACGCTCCCTCCGGAGGAGATCGTGAGCCTTGCGATCGTGGCCGCCGCCGTATTCGCGATTCTGGACGTCGTGTCCCCCAGCATCGGCTACTCGGCACGCCAGGGTGCCGGCTTCGGTCTGGGCGCGAACTTGGTGGGATTCCCCAAGTAATCCCACCAAGCGGGGGTCTAGATAGACCGAACTTGGTGGGATTCCCCAAGTAATCCCACCAAGTGGGGGTCTAGATAGACCGTATGAATTGCCATGACAAATCCCCGCAAATTTTTTGCCAGATTTTGTCCTGCACGTATAATTTGTCCCGATTCTTAAGCAGTTGAAAACACGAGAGGTACTCATCCAGCTCCAGCAGCTCACAGAATTTATAAAGGACGTACGAATACGAGAGGAAGTTGTTCCGATCCTTCGGACAGTGGGCCTGGAACGACGGCTGAATTTCCTTAAACATGTACCGCAGTTTCTCCTCAATCTCCCGGCTCATCACGGCCCCCGTCTGCCCGTTCAAACGATTCATAATGTGCGGAATATGCTCGTAGTACTTGTTGAATTTCATCTTCTTCAGAATCTCCTTGATCTTCGACATCTTCAGCGTCCTAAAATCCATGATCCGCTCCTTCTTGAGCTCCACCAGAATCGCGTCATACACCTCCTGCGGAATTTCCGTCGTCTCCTTCGCCTGGAATTGCGCCAGCCACTCGTTAAAATGATTGATACGCTTATATGCATAATAGGACACCTCGCGCGGCGGGTCCTTGTACGAAGGCTTGTCCGAATCGACCAAGACGAAATCCTGGAATCCGCACGTCCCACAGGTAAAGTTCGCCTCATTCGCACTAAAGATCATCTCCGTATCGCAATACGGGCAATCACCGAATCTCTCATATTCGATCTCATGAGACGAGCGCGCGTGTTCGGGGTCCACCTTCTGTAAATAGACTTCCAGCAATTTATCGCGGCGCAGAGTCTCACCCTTATTTTCTCCCTTAGAGTGCTCCGCGGGGGGAGTTCCCCCCTCTTGGGCCGCCGTTTCCAGGGCCGCGAGAACACTCCCCGGCTTCTGTTTCGTTGTCACCCGCTTTGAGGTGGGGGCGATTCCACTCTGGATCTTCTCCTGTATATCATAATACTCATACAGGGTCGGCCCGGCATTCAAATAATAGTCATATAATTCGTGATTCGACTCCAGCTTCTTCAACTCCGCCGCCGCACTCTGCCGCTTTTCATCTATGGTTAGCCGCTCCATATCCGATTGAGTCTCGCTCATTCGCCCCGTATACGACGATATTTCAGAGCGTATTGTATCAGTAGTGCCCTGTTTTGCCGTGATCCGCTCCAGATGGTACTTGTGCAGGGCGTCCAAGGTTGTTCTCGACTCTGGATTACTCCTTCGCGTAGGGCGTATACTGAAAAACGCATTATTAGAGGTCATTATTCTATGTGAACGTGTGTTCCTCGTTTAGACCTTTGGATTTGGTGCGATTCCCAAAAAGGAAAGTCTCCGGCAGATTTTTTGTAGGCCGTGAAATTATTTTCTCAGGAGAGGGTATAAACAAAAATGACGGGTGGTGGTCTTATGCAGCTTGTAGCTTATGGCGCTCAGGACGTGTACCTGACCGGTAATCCCCAGATTACCTTCTTCAAGGTGGTGTATCGCCGCCACACCAACTTCGCGATGGAGTCCATTGAGAACCCCTTCAACGGCTCTCCTGGCTTCGGTCGCAAGGTGACCTGCACGATTCAGCGTAACGGCGACCTGATCCACCGTGTGTACCTGCAGGCGACTCTGCCCAAGGTGACCCTGAACTCCGCCACGGACGGCTCTGGCGCCCAGTTCCGCTGGCTGAACTGGGTGGGCCACAATCTGATCAAGAACGTGGAGATTGAGATTGGCGGCCAGCGCATCGACAAGCACTATGGCAACTGGCTCCACATCTGGAATGAGCTGACCCAGGAGGCGGGCAAGCAGGCCGGCTACGCGAAGATGGTGGGCAACGTGCCCGAGCTGACGAATCTGCTGGTGCAGGGCGGCGAGGACTGCGACGACGACTGCGCCGCGGGCGAGCCTAACACCCTGGACGAGGTGCGCAAGTGCGCGCCCGAGTACACCCTGTACATCCCTCTCCAGTTCTGGTTCTGCCGCAACCCTGGCCTGGCGCTGCCCCTGATCGCCCTGCAGTACCACGAGGTGCGCGTGAACCTGGAGTTCAACGAGCTCCGCAACCTGTGCTGGGACATCACGCCCCAGATCACGTCCAACCTGCACACCATCCGCGACCGTGTGAACAACACGAACCTGGTGGCGGCGTCTCTGTACGTGGACTACCTCTACCTGGACACGGACGAGCGCCGCAAGTTCGCCCAGGTGTCCCACGAGTACCTGATCGAGACCCTGCAGTTCACGGGCCAGGAGTCCATCACCTCCTCCTCCAACAAGCTCAAGCTGAACTTCAACCACCCTTGCAAGGAGCTCATCTGGGTTGTGCAGCGCGACTCGTACGTGTCGTGCAATGACGGCGACGTGAACCCGTGGAAGGGCCAGCAGCCGTTCAACTACTCCGACTGGTGGGACCGCTCCGTGCTGGAGTCTGGCTACTCCGTGACCCGCGTGGAGGGCATGGCGGGCAAGAACCCCGTGATCACGGCGCTCCTCCAGCTGAACGGCCACGACCGCTTCCAGGTGCGCGAGGGACGCTACTTCAACGAGGTGCAGCCCTACCAGCACCACACCAACATCCCCGCGGTGGGCATCAACGTCTACTCGTTCGCCCTGCAGCCCGAGCAGCACCAGCCCAGCGGCACCTGCAACTTGTCTCGCATTGATAACACGACCCTCCTGCTGACCGTGTCCAACAACGCGGTAGGCTCGGTGACCTCCTCGTCCGTGTACGTGTTTGCGACGAACTATAATGTGCTTCGCGTGATGTCGGGCATGGGTGGATTGGCGTACAGCAATTAAGAATCCGTGGACGAATCCTCGTCGCATTCAAGTCATGGTGGTCGTTTTGTTTAAAACAGTGTGTGAGCGGCGACTGTGAAAAGTCGAAAAAATACAGTTCTCCGGCGAATCCGTGGACGGCTTATAATTTTTCACGTTACTATTTTATAAATGGTAACATGAAAATAAAAATTGATCCGGCTCAGCACCCACAAAAAGATCAGATGCAAACCGACCAGCCTTATAATTTCCGCAAGTCCACACAAATTAAAAGTCTCGTATCAAAACTCGGTGTCACAGAAATCCAGGCGCAGCTGATTCTTTCGGCCGTTAAAGGCGCACCGGTACGTCCTCCTAGGAATCGCAAAAACTACGACTTTGAAGTTCTCTCGGATGGTGTATGGTTAAATGTCGAGATAATGAACAAGGTGTGCCGTGATGTGCCGAAGTTAAGTACCCCCTTTAGGGGGTACTTATTTTAAGCCTACATCACTACTGTAGGCATGTAGGCTAAGTTAGGTACACCCTAGGGGTGTACCTAACTTTGGCACATGCCGTTACTCATAGTTCTTTAAGAAGTTTATCTAGAATCTCGGGATGATACTGAAATCTCTGTAAACACGGACCAGGGTGACTGCTATCTCTGCTCCCACTAAACCACTGTTTTCGCGTCATTTTTTCCTCGTTAGTATCGTCCTTATTACACAAGCATTCCCCCCCGGTTTGTGTAAAGCACGAACGCACGATACGCATTATATTATCTGAGTTCGTATATAGTATTATTGTTATATCGTCTAGTGAGAGTGGGTCATGCTCTCCAGGCTTCTCTATTATCGCATCCCATTTTGAACAATGATAGCCTTCCAGTTTAATAGCAAGTTTCGATTCATGGATATCAAGAACGGAATTTATTTTTCCTATATAATCTAGATCCCGCTTTATTCGCTTTTTCTCATCGTCTGATAATTCGGGTGAAAGTTTTTCTATTTCTCTATAACAATCCCATATGTCATCTTCAAGTTTCCCACAATCTCTTTCATTAGCATATATCTTTTGTTGGTACATCTCGTTTTCTTTCTCCAAGAGTTCCTTCTTCTCTCTCAGCGCAGCGAGTTTCGCCTTAAGTTCCTCCATTTTTGGGATTTGCCTATAAAATAGGCGAATCTCAATTTTTGTCCGGTGGAATTTAGAGAATGTCCGAGATGGTTATTGTCAATCCTCTTTGTAAAGAGGAGCGCAAAGAGGAACGCAAAGAGGTGCCTGAAAAGGATATTTCCTTATGCTGTTTCCTGTATTTTTGTTGTTGTTTGCCAGTTATTTTGGGGTCTACTGCTTAAGTCCGCTGCGGCCACCGCTGCGGCTTAAGCCCAAGCCGCCTGCATCGTCTTATACACTTCCGAACGCTTCACATTCTCTTTTGCGAACGTCTCACACTCCCTCAAATGAGCCGAAAGTGTCACGCCCCTCAAATCCTCCTTACAATAGTTGCAGCGAGTTGCGAGGCGCCGCTTCAGAACGCAGAGGCTATATAAGCAGCATACACCGCATATACAGAGAGCCATAACGACCGCAGCAGTGACAATATTAATCACGATAATTCCCGAAATCATGGTGTCTACCAGTTGTATTGCGCTAGTGTCGGCCCTTATAATAGCCACAGAAGTTGGCGATAACGTTTGAGACTGTGTCCTAGAACCTGTACCGCTTCCGCTAGGTGTCCCGGACCCTGTACCAGTCCCTGTAGGTGTTTTTGTGCCTGTAGGAGTGCTTGTATTGGTTCCTGTGCTCGTGCCTGTGCTCGTGCCTGTGCTCGTGCCTGTGCTCGTGCCTGTGCCCGTGCCACTGCGTGACGGAGTGCCGGTGCCTGTCCCGGTCCCTGTAGGGCTCGGCGTGCTCGTTAAAGACGCGCACACAGAAGGCGTAATAGAGGGCGTCTGCGTCAGACTCGGAGTCAAACTCGGACTCGCATCGGCCACCTGGGCCGCCGCCACCGTCTCCGCCACCGCCGACAACGAGGTCACCGCCCCAGCCGCATAATACCACGTAATAGACCCAGAAGATCCGACCGACACATTCCCAAGAGGAAGAATGGCCGCATAGGACCCATCCGTAGGATTCGGTGTCCTGGGAGCCAGCGTTAAAGGATTCGTATTATACGCATTGGAGAAACTACAGCACATCGCATAGGCCGTCATCACTCCCGCCGTCTCCGAATAAAAGAGCACGCCCTCATTCGTATTCGTAATCATAATGGCGCGCGACGACTGATTATTGGCCGTAATAGCCACGAAACTCCCCGTATCCAAATTCCCCCGCGTCTTCGTATTCACGTCCGTAGTCCCTACAAAATCGTCCCGAGTCCCCGTCCAAATAATGACGTTCGTGAGATCCGCCGTCGCATTATTTATAAGTTGCGTCACGATTTTTACGAAACTGTCATTGTAGCCCAGCGAAAACGTGTTCTGGATCGTAAGCATGGCCCCCTGAATCGTAAACGTCCGTCTAGAGACGATTTTGCCGTGCCCCACCGTCTTTGTCATGTCCGCCGAATCCGCGACGAAGTTAGAGTAGTCTGTGGTCGGTGCCGTAGGCGTCTGGCTATACAAGTCCGTCACAGTCGCCCCCGTCCACTGGGCGGAACCTGTACCCATACCTATTGCCGTATCCAGCGGATAATTCGCAAATGTCAATTTATACCAGGCTGCGCCCGTAGACGAATAATACCAGGGCTGCTGAAAGAGTCCGTGCGCATTCACGGAGTTTTCCGCACCTGTTCCGAATCGGAGAGATGGATTCGCAAATACGCAGGCCGCCGCGGAGCAGCCGGTGGATCCTACCGGGTCCTGCGCCCCTATATTAGCGGCAAATCCAAGAAGGCCAAAAAAAACGCGGAAGAGATTCATTGGGTTTCTGTTTAGGCCCCATGTTTTCCGCACTTTGCGAACCACTTGGCCGCCGACACCGATGCGCCCTTCGCCGCCTTCACAATGTCGGCATCCGTCGTGTGATACGTTTTTCCGCAGGTCAAAAGGGAAGAAACTCTTGCGTAGCCCCACTGTTGTTGCGTGGCGCCTGGACGATGTCCCGTGCGCCAAGCAGCCATTCCACGATTATAGCACTGGCGTAGGTAGCGCACAGGGACGCCGCTGTCCGCCGCCCGCTCCTCTAGGCTCTTCGCCTTCGGAAACGCCCGAGTCCAGCGCTCCGTATACTTAGACCTCCGTGTTTTGCGCCCCTTATCCGTCTGGAAACCGACGTAGGCCCGGCGATTTCGGGAACCCATGGACCCGAATTTCGCAATTTCGGATCGCCGACGCCGTGTGGCCCCCTTCGAAAGTCCCGAGAAATAGCGGCGAGGTGATTTACGCGCCCCCTTCATCTGAATTAGGTCACTATAAAAATGGCAATTCACGCCCGGTCTCCACGTGAAATTCCGGCGGCTCCGGCCAGTCTGTAAAGGCCACAGCAGCCGTAGTAGCCCTCTCGTAACCCAAAAGGGTCTGCAGGGCGACCAGGCGGCGCTTCAGCGGCTCTCCGACACCAAGACGACGACTCACCTGCTTCCACCGCCATTCGAATTGCAGCGCCGCGCGCATATCCGGAAACCCGCTCACATGCCCTATGCGTTCCCACCGCCGCCCGGCAGTCGCTGCGGCCCCTCCCGCAATTTCCCCGTTATGCTGTCTGAGCCGCCGCTCCAGATCCGGCGTGACTCCCACATACGTCTTTTGTGTCTTCCCATCGCTCGTAGCCAGCAAGTAGCACTTCCAGGACATAATATTTCTGTATAACAAAAAGGAATGGATTCTAACGCGTCAAATAATGTCGGACTAAAGCTTGCCGATATCGGGAATTACGAAAACATGAACGACTTCTCCACGATAGGACTCTCCGGCCTATTCACGAGCCTTCTCATGATACTCTCGGCGCGTGTTGGAGGCTTCGGCGGACTTCCGTTGAATACATTCTTTGACATGTTCGGAATCGAGGGAGTCATTACCATCGTGACCTTCATCGTCGTCCTATTCCAGATAACACGGTACCTGTATACGGCCTTTTATGAGAAGTCCGGCAAGACCTGGTCGCCCTTCGTATTTATTTGCTTTCTCCTCGGGGCGCATCTGATCCACGATCTCGTCTTCTACTACGGCATCGTTTCACAACTCCCGAAAGGGAAAAATGACATGATCGATATTCTGCGCGCTCTTGCTGCGAATCACAAGGTCTACACTCTGGTCGCCCACAGCGCCATACTGGTCGCCACGGCACTTATTACCATGATCTTACATGAGGTGTCGGATCTGGCGAAGTTGATTGTGTTCGTTGTCATGCTCTATATTACACCGTATGCCCTGGCAATTCACTACCCGAAACCCGCCCCGCCGCCTCCGCCCAAGAAGGAGAAGATGGAAGACATGCGTGGAAATTATTACTAATAAATAGATGGATCCGGTTGAGTCTACATTAAGTTCAGAGGGCAGCTATGAAAGTCCTGCCGCTGAGGGCCTCACTGGGTCGAATGCTCCCTCTTCTACGGAAGTAGAAGCGCCCAGTTTGGAAAATGAGGCGGGTCCCAAGGAGGAGTCGGAGCCTGCCATAAAAGAGCTGACGCCCGTCGTGGAGGAGGAGTCAAACTCTGCTGGGCGTACAACGGGTCAGAAGGAGAAGGATGCGGAGGCGAAAGAGTTGTTTGGTCGGATGAAGACCGCCTATGCGAATGAATTCGGAAAGGCCGAGTACAATAACGTTGGTCGCAAACCTCAGGCGAAATTCTGGAGGGCGCGCCAGGGTCTCGGTGAAGAGGATAAGAACGGATTCATAAATAAGGTCGTGGAAGAGGAGCGTAACACGCTGCTCGGAAAAATGTCTGGGAATGCCTCTGCGTCTAGCGCCTCTGCGTCCGGAGATCCTATGGCGACTCTGCTGAAGGCTCTGGAGACGGCGACGAGGGCCGCGAAGGAGTTGGGTAAGACGCGGCGGAAGAACTCTCCGAAGATGGTGCCGGAGGGGAATTATGCGAATACAAATATGGGTTCAAATACGAATGGGAATGCGTATGCGAATACAAATATGGGTTCAAATACAAATGCGTATGCAAAGGCTAGTAATTCGAACAGCAATTTGGCAGAAGATCCTTCCAATGTGGGTGCATCCAATTCCTTTATGAGGACTCCTCGTGCCTCTTCATACGGCAATTCCGGTAACAACTGGAAGAAATCTGGAACGAACAATTTCTCAAATATTGGGAATGTCGGAAATAGCAATTACGGAACTGTCGGAAGAACTAGATCCAGAAGATCCGGAAGAAGTAATACGACTCGCAGATCGGGCAGCAAAAAATCCAGACGGTTTGAGTCTCCCGAACTCGCCTTCTAAATGCGCGCGCAGCAGAGCACATTTTAGATCAACATGCGTTTTGAACGCGTTGATCTAAAATTGATCCACCCTATCACCGAACAGGAACACAGCAGCAAATGAGTTATTCGACACACCTACACATCGTACCAAGTTCCGAGCCCTGTTCCACCTTCCCTCCGGAAGAGGGACTCGCGCAAACGTACTCGTACCCCCTCGACCCATTCCAACAACACGCCATCTCAGCCATCTCCAAAGGCTCCAACGTCTTCGTGACCGCCAAGACAGGCTCCGGCAAGACCCTCGTGGGCGAATACCAGATCGCCCACAGTCTTAAAAAGGGTGGCCGCGTATTCTATACGACCCCGATCAAGTCCCTCAGCAATCAGAAGTTCTACGACCTCAAGAAGCTCTTCCCGGATCGTGTTGGCATCATGACCGGCGACATCAAGTTCAAGCCGGACGCCGACGTGGTGATTATGACTACCGAGATTCTGCGGAATCTCCTGTATAAGCGCGGCACGACCACAGAGACGCTCGGTATCACCGCTGCCCTTTCTCTGGATCGCCTCGATGCAGTCGTATTCGACGAATGTCACTATATCAACGACAAGGACCGGGGAGCCGTCTGGGAGGAGACGATGATTCTCTTGAATCCCGCCGTACAGCTCGTCCTTCTTTCGGCCACGGTCGACACGCCGGAGATATTCGCCTCCTGGCTCGGGGAACTCAAACAGCGCCCCATTCATCTCATTTCCACCGAGTACCGTGTCGTTCCCCTCTTTCACGGTGTCTACAAGGACAAGGAGTTCCAGGTCCTCATGGACTCCAAGAACAAGTTTACGGACGGCACCTATAAGGCCTGGCTACAGTGGCGCAATCAGCAACTTAAGGCCGCCGACCAGCACAAGGCCGCCGTAAAAGCCCGTACCGCTGGAGGCTATGACGGTGGCCCTGTTGCGCGAGGCGCGGGGGGTCCGAAGGCCTTCGCCCACGAAATGAACGGAATGATCGCGCTCCTAGAGGAAAAGACGCTCCTACCCGCCCTCTTCTTCGTCTTCAGCCGGAAGGACTGTGAACGCTACGCCGATCTCACGGAACACACTCTGATCGACTCGTCCGACGCCGCCTCCGTTCGCCACATTCTGGATTTCCATCTGCATAAATACGGCGAAGAACTCAAACAGGTTCCGCAGTATCATACAATCCGCGCACTCCTCGAGAAGGGCATCGCGTTTCATCACAGCGGTCTCATGCCGATTCTGAAGGAGTGTGTGGAGATCCTCTTCGCCCGCGGCTTTGTGAAGGTCCTCTTCGCCACGGAGACCTTCGCCGTAGGTATCAATATGCCGACAAAGACCGTGGTCTTCACCGGCTTTCGCAAGTATGACGACGTCTCCGACCGAATGCGGATTCTCAACACGGACGAGTATATTCAGATGGCGGGGCGCGCCGGCCGGAGAGGTAAGGACGATCGCGGCCACGTTGTCTATCTCCCCGACCGAGATCCGGAGAGTCCCGAGACGGTTCGGGCCATGATGACCGGACGCTGCGCGTCCTTCCAATCCCGGATGACCTTTCACTACGATTTCATTCTGAAAACGTTTCAGGCGGGAACGCTCCGGTGGCGGGATCTCATAGAGAGTTCCTTCTGGTACAAGGGTCAACAGGACACTTGCCAGGAATACCGGAATATGATCGGGGCCGAGCGCGCAAAGGCGGAGCTGTGCGAAATGACGGAGGACGAAAAGAGGGCTATGGGGGACTATGAGACAATGCACGAGGCTGTCCGGATGACCGTGAATGCCGCCCGGAAGACTGCACAACGGAACATGGAGGTCTGGAAGAATACGCATATGGGTCCTCGCTGGTACAAGATCACGCAGGAGTTGTGGCCGAAATACCGGGATTCTTTGCGAAAGATTCATTTGATGGAAAATGCATATTCGCAAATATGCGACACGACCAGATCGATTCGCCCCAACTTCCGCGCGCTTGTGGAATTCGGATTTCTTACTGAGGCTCCTGCCGGAGAGGAACAGACACTCACTCCGGCCGGAATTATGGCTACAGAAGTGAATGAAGGGCATACAATTCTCATGCCGCTCGCGTACACCAATCCGGCGATTCAGAAAATGCTGAAAACTCCGGAAGACACGATCACCTTTCTCGCCGTCTTCTTGGGAGAACATTCGGCCGAGTCGGCTCTGGGAGAGAGTGTGTCTACGGCTGTTCGCGCTTCGTTGCGTATTCTTTCCGACATTGCGATCACGTGCAAGGAAACGGAGCGCCGTGTGGGGGCCACCGCGCCCCACGATTACTGGGATCTCAATACGGAATACGTGGAGATTATTGGACGACTTGTGAATGGCGCGCCGCTCAACGTGATTATTCGGGACTACGATCTCTTCGAAGGAAATCTCATGAGAGTTCTTTCGAAGATGCTGAATGTTCTGCGAGAGTGGAAAGTATTGGCGACGCTTTCCAGCGATGTAGGAATTCTAGAGACTCTCTCCGGCGCCGAGGATCTTCTCTCCGTAAATGCGCTAACATCGGAGAGCCTCTATCTCCGCCTCGCATAACGGCGACTACGCTTATGCCCGCTACGCTTATGCCCGCTACGCTTATGTCCGCTACGCTTATGCCGCGTACGCTTATGCCGCTTACGCGTATGCCCGCTACGCTTATGCCCACCTCCACTCTGAGCCGGAGTTGCCGCCAAATAAAATTGGAAAATCGACTTCATCAGTTCATGATTTTTCTTATCGAGAGCGAGTGGAATACTCTTCGGATTCAAAATGGTCGTTTCGGTCATCTGGTTCTCCTCTTTGGTTTCAACGATCGGCTCGTTATTACGAGATTCCCTATAGGGCGACGGATAAGTCTTTATCCCCCTCTTAAGAAGCATATTGGCGAACGGGGTCTCCGGTATATCTTTTACTGGGCCACCTTCAATCCGGATGTACTCGAAATAATAAAAGTACACTTTTTCCAAAATGGCCGGGACGATCACAAACGAAAGAAGTTGTTCGTCCTTTCCAATATAAGTTGGTTTCGCAATATTCGAGGGTGTACGGTCGTTCCCGTTCTTAACAATTTGTATATGTTTCCGTAAATAAGCCAGACACTTTCTCCAGAGCGAACCGTCTGCGAACTCCGGGATGCCCCCCAACGTACTTGTAATCGCCGCATAACATCCCGTCGTCTTTTGCCCCGTCTCGGGATGTACGTGCCACTGCCTATAGTAATTCGGCTGCGAGGCCACAAGTAAACGGTACGGATTCGGATCTGCAAATAGCCCCTTTAGTTCATCCCACAGGGCCTTTTCCCATGTTGCGAGCTTCTGTGTGAAATTCGGGAGCGTCGTCGTGCCCTCTCCGTCCTTAATGAGATTTTCGAAGAGCGTATCTGCATCCCGGACGAACACCGCTATTGTCGGAAAGTCGTGGAACGCCTTGAAGCGCAGGGCGCGCAAAACGGCGTTGTCAATCGTCTTGTCATCCCCTTTAGATCCCACTGCATACTCCGGCCAATCGACGACTCCAAAAACGGCGTTGGGATGTGAGGCGATTGTTTCCCACTCGCGACGATGTTTTTGGGCGCGTTCTCCGTTCGTATTCGTCTTGAATGTCGGATTTTCCAGACTGTGTCTATCGAGATAGATGATGACTTTCCAGTCGGAAAATTCTGGGAGTTCCGTCACACGCAAGTAATGGAGAATACCGACCTTGTATACGTCCGTTTTGACCCACTGGGAATCCTGTCCTTTGAAATCATTACAGGTGGTGCAGTCGGAGTCCCGGAAATAATAGGTGGTTACGAACACTCCTTTTACGGAGTCTATATCGTTTTTCGACATATATTCAATAGATCCTGCTGATTCCTTATCAGGATCTATTGGTTTTTTTATGACAGTAGCCATTCTCCTAATTATGCCCCGTGATTTAGAATCGAGGCACACCTACACGAACTTCCATGTCGTCGGAGGTGATCGCGGTTGCCGCTGTTGCTGCTGTCGCCGCATCTAGAACTCCCCCATTCATTTTAAAGACGGATAGGATTGTCGTGACGAGAGTCATTGTTGATTCGGGCAGTAGTTGTAGTAGGAGAAAGAAGAGGATAGAGCCTAGAATAAGATCGCGGCTGACTGTTTTGACTGTGGGGGCCTTCTTTTCTGCGAGCCACATTACGGTAGCGCTAATAGAGGCAAGTGAAACGGCGCCTATTCCGCCACCTAACCAGTACAGGTGAGAGGGCGTCTCTGACATCTGGACGCAATAAAGGAAAAAAAAGCATTCCGTATCCGCGGTACCGTGATGTAACGGCATGTGCCGTTATAATTCCTCGAACTCAATCGCATCACCCATCAGATCATCCCCTTCCGTATCACTGATCGTATTCATTTCTATCACAGGCAAATCCTCTGTTGCCGGAGTGAAGGGAACAGGAGTCTTCGGGCGAGTGGGAGGAGAAGGGATATCTGCGAACACATCAAACCTGTCCGGATTGAATGTATTGTTCGGACTGAACGTGTGATTTATTGTATCGTTAGAGCCAACGGCTACATCGGTAGGGCCTGTGGCCGATACGGGATTGCTGGGGGCTGTCGTATTAACAACCTCTTTTTGTACGGGGGGAGGTTCCTCTTTCTTCTCTTCTTTCTCTTCTTCCTCATCCTCATCCTCATCTTCATCATCTTCATCCTCTTCTTCCTCGTCCTCATGATCACTCTCCTCTGTTGATAAGTACTCGCGCAAAATGCTCTTCACAGGAAGCATCAGACGAATCCCCTGTGAGATTCCATCGGAAATGAAGCTTTCCACATGACGCATATTCTTCTGCTTTTCGATCGCCGTACACGAACTCGAAAAGAGGTACGTGTTCGTCCAAAGGAATCGGGCACATTCAATAAGGGTCTTGTGTAAGAAGTGTTCCAGCTTAGGGATAGTGATCTGTAACCGCTTCTGCTTGTTCGTCAAACGAATCGACGAAAGTACTTTGGTGTGAGCCACAAATACGGCGGTCAGCAGCTCTTCTAAATAGTCGCACTGCGTCCCCATCGCGATATTCTGAGTTTCCCGCTGCACCTTATCGTGATTCCACTCCGAGATGTCCTCCAAAAGAATCTGAAAACTGAGGAGCAGTTTTTTCGGATCGGCCTCGCGCTCTTTTGCCGTGTCAAGCAATTTCAGAAAAAACGTGAAAATGGGTTGACCCAGAAATTGCGTCAACTGTTTCGTGTACTCGCCCTTCGCCTCCGCGTAGACCCCGACACTGTCATTAGAATGATCCATACTAATATAATGACTCAGATTACGAACTCATTTCTTTCCGCATCAAGAATTTCGCGAGTTGAATCCACGGAGACGATCCGGCACCAATCGCCCGGAACGCCTCAACAAGGTCACTTGTCATACCTCGCTCCATGAACGCATAGAGAACCGCGTACGGATCCTCTCCATTGCTACGAAGTGCCGGAAGATCTTTAAATGTGACTGTGGCGTAATTCACATTCGGCACGGACACTAGACCATATTGGCTCGCTCGGAGTTTATTCGTATAAGAGCGATAGGAATCCGATTTCATGGAAATAACCGTACATCGGGAGAGAATGGGCGGAGACATTTTCCAGAGTTCCCGGACTTCCAGGACACACACTACATTCGCGGAGGCCGTCTCAATGATTCGTCGCAAGAACGCCTGTGCCTCTTGGGTAAGATCATCGGCACCCTCTAACCAAACGAAGAGGGGTTCGCAGGAACGCACTTGTTGGTGCAGAATCTCACGGCCCTCGCGCAAAGAACGATCTGAGCGTGCATTCCACCGAAAAAGACGCGCGCCACCTGTCTTCGCCTCCTGTTGAATCCATCTGGACTTTCCTGTACCGGGCTCGCCGGATACGAGTAGTGCGCCCTTCCACGCACTCCGCTTACTCATCTATAGGTGCGACTGGGGGCCGTTTTAGACGGTTGTTATTATTTTAACGGCACATGCCGTTATGCCGCGATCACAAGCCGCGCAGAACCTCCGCATACATTGCCTCATCGTGCTCGGCATTCCGCGCCAAGTCCTGTGTATCAAACAGGGGATTCGAGTGAATGCCCGACAGAATCTCCCGCTGATTCCGTATGACGTTCACGTCCTGCTGCAGAGGCACCTTGTAGCGCACCTGTCCGATGTCACCCACCCCTGTAGGAATACCGACGACGCGATTGATGGAGTCGGCGCGATCGTTCACACTGTCCGCATCAAGCCGACGTGTCGTCTGCTTGATCTTCCCGTCGAAAATCGCCAGAGAGCCGCCGTTTCCGTGCAGAGGGTTCCGCCCCTTGGCGATCTGCTGCTTGTTCGGGTTCAGGCGCATATTATAGGCCGCATCGTGGCTCGTGAAATCCTTGTTGGCGGAGTTCGGCGTGCCGAAGTAGTCGGACTTCGCCGATATCTGCGACTTCTGTGTAGGGCGAGCAATATCATCCGGGTCGTACACCTTGAGCTTCGTCGGCCCGTCAGCCGAGGATGCAATACCCATATAGTTCCAGTCAACCGTGCCCTCCTTGACAGTCGTGCGCGCAACGTCGTTCGGATCCCACACCGTGATTGCCGGAGCGCCGCCAGCGAACCCAACCGGCGTCCCCGTCTGCCGGATATTGCCGGACATCTCCTCACGCCGCGTAGGGCGCGCATCGTCCGTGTAATGCACGGCCACGGAGCCAGACTCCGCCGGCACCAAGTTCAGACCCATCGTGCGCTCACCCGTCAAGTTCCGCTCATTCGGCCGTATCTCAATGGAGGAGCGCCCATAGTCGCTCTCGGGCGCATCCACGTCGTTCGTGTAATAGGTGGTCATGTCGGCGTTACGGAAACCGGCCCCGCCGTACTGTTGTGTCATGGGGACGCGGTATGAGCCGCTCACGTAGGACTGGCCGGCGTCCTGGGCCGCCGCCGTACCGAAACTCTCCACAGACGTTTCGGGGCGAGTCACGTGTTTCATGACCTGGGTAGGGCGCGTGGCGCCCTTGATGAGATCGCCTGTTGTCACAAGGAGGCGCTCACCATGCTCGTCAATATAGAAGGTGTCAGGGCGGTACTTGCGCACTTCGCCGGCATTTTCGGCAGCGCCTCCGATGAAATGTTGGCCGGGCACCACAGGCTGGGCGTACGTGAGTTTCGGATTGTCGCTGGTACGGAGATCGTCCGTCTTGCGTATGGCTCCCATCATGTACTCGTTCACTTCGAGCTGCTGGAAACCACCCTTGCCGGTCGTACCATAACCCTCATTCACGGCGGGACCAACACGAGTCGGCTCGAACGGCTTCTCTCCCGCGCGGCTGCGGGGATTATTTATACGGCTCTGGACGAAATCGCTACTGGATTCCATGCCGAAAGGGTTGCCGTAGGGGGCGCGCGCGGAGTCGAACATCGTTTCGACCTCCTTTTTCTTTATCTGGAGTGTCCCCGCGCCCACGAAGGAGTCGAGAATACCGGTGTTCGTATCGGAGGATACATTTTGTTTCACGCGGCCGCCAAAGAAGGGAGTCATATTGTTATGTTTGAACTCGGAGGACTTGATGTTCTGTCCCATTAGTTCACTGAAGGTGTAGTCTTTGTAGACACGGCGCCCCTGTTCGTCCGTGATCACTGTCCCGTAGGAGGGATCCTCTTCCACTCCGCCCTGGTTCATCATCACCGTCTCAATAGACGGATTCAGGGCGGCCGGAGTGGGATTCGGAACACTGTCGGCATCAGGAAACACGGCGTTAATGTACTGTCCCTGTATTTGTTCGGGAGTCGGTTCGGACGGCGGCGGGGCAGTCGCCATGAGTGTATTGAACGTGGGGAATCGCATCGTATCGGCGAACCCTTCTGGGGGAGGGTGTTCTTTCGGGTTTTCGGACAGTCGTGTGACAACATATCCGAGTCCAGCTATTAGAAATACGGCGGCTGCTTCCATTCCTACTTGGACTTCTGGAAAGATTCGCACATTTTGACTGTACCGCCAAGTATTTAATTTAAGTACTTGGCGGTAACGGCATGCCGTTAACGCGATGTGCTGAAGTTAAGTACCCCCTTTGGGGGTACTTATTTTGTGCCTACATCGCTACTGTAGGCATGTAGGCTAAGTTAGGTACACCCTCGGGGTGTACCTAACT